CTTGAAATGATGGTTCAAAGTTTTTTGGGTAGTGAGGTAGCAACTGACCCTAAAATGTTAGAGATTTTAAAATCTGACCGTTTGATGGGTACTCGTTCAGCCAAGATTAGAGGATCTAAAGCAGTTGTCCCTATTCATGGTCCTATTTTTTCCAGGCCAAACATTTTAACTGAATGGTTGGGAATTGGTATGGTATTAGGGAATATTACTGGAGATATTCAAAGTCTCTTGGAAAATCCTGATATTGAATCAATTATACTCGACATTGATAGCCCCGGTGGTACTGTGACCGGGATTAATGAAGCTTCTAATTTTATTAAAGTGGCTTCTGAAAAAAAACCAATTACAGCTTACGTGGGTGGTGTAGGAGCTTCGGCGGCATACTGGCTTGCTTCCGCGGCAAATGAAATTGTACTTGATGCCACTTCAAGAGTTGGAAGTATCGGAGTCGTTGTTGCTTACCCAAGTCCCCAAGCAGACAATGATGGATACATTGAAATTGTGAATACTGCAAGTCCTAATAAACGTCCTGACATTTCTACAAAAGAAGGTAAAAAAGTTATTACGGCTGAATTGGATGATCTTGCAGAAGTATTTATTAGTACAGTGGCTACAAATCGAAAGGTTTCGGAAGATACTGTACTGAGTAAATTTGGTAAGGGCGGAATTTTAGTTGGTCAAAAGGCGATATCTGCTGGAATGGCAGATAGATTAGGTTCTTTTGAAGAACTTATGACAGAAAATAATGAAGAAGGAGATTTCACGATGAAATTGACTGTTGATATGCTAAAAGCTGATCATAAGGATGTATATGATCAGGTTGTGGCCTCTATAACTCCAGATACTTCTGGAGATACAGCTTTGTTGGCTGCTCAGGAAGCTTTAGCTGTTGCTAATACAGAGAAGAAAGAATTGGAAGATAAGCTGGCCGCTTCCCAGACAAATGAGCAAGGTCTTTCAGAAAGAGTTGTTGCCCTTGAAAAAAGGGATATTCTTCGGGACGAGGAAGCAACCAAGGCTAAAGCCAATAGTATTATGGATGGCGCTTTGAGGGCAAGTTCTCTTCCTGAACGTGTTCAGGCAAAGGTTACGAAGGTTGACTATAATAAATATATGACAGAAGGGAAATTGGATGTTACCGCTTTTACGGATGCAGTTAATGCCGAAGTAAAAGATTGGGAGGATACCATTGTATCTGCTTCTCCTATTCAGAGTAATTCTACTCCTCCGAAAGCTAATGATACTGATGGGGATGATGAAGTTGTTTCCCGTCTACTCGGTCATATTCAGACTACAAAGGAGGCATAATAATGGCTATTAGATCTGATGCTCGTTTGGGTGGAAGCATTCCTCAAATGAATAGAAGTCCTGAAGGTCGAGGGATTAAACCCTTATTTTACAGTGTCCGGGATATCGCTTTGATTCTTGACAAAACTGTTAAACCTGGTTACGGTGTTATTCGTGCTGGCACGGTGATGTCGGTTTGTTCCGCAACTGGTATGCTTTATCCGTACCCGGTTGCTGATGCAGCACTGAATCCTACCAATGCTAAAGCCTATCTTGTGCAGGCTCCTGGTTCTACTGCCAGCACCCTTTATGTAGGAGTTGCAGATTCTTACAAATTCCAGGTAGGTGATTCTTTGATTCTTGATGGTTCTGGTTCTGGAACCAAAGAAGTTCAGAGTATGGCGGAAGCCACTTTGGCTGAAGGTGATGTTTACACCCTGACTTATGGTGGGGTTACTCTTACCACCACAGCAATGGATTCTAATCCTACAACTGCTGAATTGGTTGCTGCTTTTATTGGTGGAGACAATGTTGCCGCTTATGCTTCTATGCCTTTTACTCTTTCTGCAGGTTCAAGTGCTGTTACTATTACATGGAAACACCCCATTGCTGTAACTTCACTTTGTACTGCTGAGAAAACAACTGGTACTGGTACTACCACTGTTTCTCAGACAATTGAAGGCGTTGCCGCAGATGGTACGTCTACTTCCGCCGAAGATCTTGGTGCAATTATCAGCATTGATAGATCCGCTGTTAACGGTACTCAGGCAGCCATCGCTGTTACCACCTCTGTTACAACCAATGCAAATTTTACATCCACTTTGTACGGTAACGTGTACGTGAAAAGTGATACTTCAACTCCTTTTGCAAAAGCAAAATTCATTATTGATGCGGATGTTGATTCAGGAGAAGGTGAGTTCGCCGTTGGGGCACTTACTTCGGTTGTCATATCTAATGCTGTTCTGTATACTACTTCCTTGATTGGTTGTGATGCCGCGGCAAAGACGGATATGGGTACAGTTGATGATGGACGTTTTACAATACTGAAATAAGGAGGGCACAAATATGAAAGGTTCTGAAGGTATCCCTTCTCTGAAACTGGAGACTTTGAACAAGCTTATCTCTAAGATGGATAAAGCACCAGATATGTTCTTCTCCAATTTGTTTCCGACGGTTCAATATGATTCGGATACAATACGATGGGAAATTGAGTATGGTTCTGCTGGCATGACGCCATTTGTTGCTCCCGGTACAGTAGCTCCTGCAGTTGGAGTTGATGGTACTGGAGAGGCGAGTGCTAAAGCGGCATTTTATAAAGAGAAAATGTACTTTGACGAGGAGTTCCTGAATAACATGCGGGAGCCTGGTTCTTGGGCAACTTATCAAGCCGCAGAAAGAAAGCTTGCCAGGGGTACAAAGAAGTTGGATTATCGTATCCAGCGTAGGCGTGAGTGGATGATGGCTCAGATGTTTATTGAAGGTGGTTTTACTTATATGCAGAAAGGTGGTGCTAAATTCACTGTGAATTATGGTATTCCTTCCACTCATAAAGTGACTCTTACCGGAAATGATTGTTGGGACGTGGTTCATGCGGATAGTGATCCTGTTGAGGATATTTTTGATGCAAAGAGAATCCTGTCTGATGATGCTGGGGTATCCGGCCTTATTGCAATGTGCAATAGTGAAGTCTTGAAGGTTCTTATGTTTAAGAAATCTGTTCAGGATCTTCTTTCTAAATCTGCTTTCGGTAATGGTGATCTCTTTGCTCAGCCGGCTCAGGTTATAGGAAATCTACTCGGTGTTGGACCTCTTGCAATTTATGATGACCTTTATGAGGTTCCTGCATATCTTACCGGTAATGTAATTGGAGGGGTTACAACTGCAATACTTGTTGATGATGCTTCCGACTTTGTTGTTGGTGGGACTCTCCGTTTCTATGATATGAGTAAAGTCAACTCTTGGGAAGATTGTGTAATTGCTGGCGTTGCTGTTGAAACTGGCACGGTAACTGTTGCTACTGCTCCTACATTTTCTTATATTGCTGGAGAAGATAAAGTAACCATGAAGAAAAAGTTTATCGGTGATGATAAATTCTTTATGTTCAGTACTTCACAAGATGGTGAAAAAGTTGCTGAATTCATGGAAGCTCCATACGGTAATACAAGACGATGGGGAAAATTTGCGGATACCAAGGACGAATGGGATCCTGAGGGAATGTGGCTTCGGATTCAGGATAAGGGACTTCCGGTTCTTTATCATCCTGATACTACTTTTACCTACACTGTTAAATAAAGTTGGTTTATTGATTTGATTAAAGCGGGGTAGCTTAAAAGTTACCCCGCTTTTTTAAAAAGGAGATACAATCATGATAGTTGTGAAAACTCAAGAAACTTTAAGAGTCCGTTGTAATGGTAGAAAAGTTCTTATTCCAATAGGCTCTGTTTTTAAAGGCGGAACTATTGAAGATCTTCCTGAATGGCTCCAAGAGCATATTCCGTACTTTAAAAAGACAGGGGGATGTACGACATTGATTATTAATGAAACAGCGGAAATAGTGCAACCAATCGCTTCCAAAGGCAATGAAATAGATGAAAAAGATGTTGTAAATGATATTGATACAAAAGAAGTTGAAGAAGTTGAAGAACCAAAAAAAGAAGTTGTAGTTAAATTGAAAAAATTGAAAAAATCTAAAATTACGAAAACTCCTTTGAAAAAACGAACAGTTAAGAAATAGAGGTTTAAAATGGCCCTTGCAAATGAAGAGGAATTAGTCAGCTTTGTTAAAGATGTTATGGGCGCCTCATATGAAAAAGTGGCTCATGATGGTTTTAAACGGGCTGTTGCACAAGCAAAAGCAGAATTACATTGGGATTTTCCAATTGTTGATTCTTTTAAAGAATATTGGTTGGTAGAAAGAACCAAAAGATTTATAACTTATATTTTGCTTTTTGAATCTGCTCATAAATTTCAGTACAAAAAAATCAGTCTACAACATCGGTTTTCCCATTATATGCAATTATTGACTATGATGGATAATGAGTTTAAAGAAGCTTTGGAAAATAATCCAGATATTTTTGATACTGGTACTTGGTCAAATCTTACTTTTTATCTTACTAATGGTTTTCAATATGATTCTGATGGTGAAGATTTAACATACTTTTAATCGGAGAAAATAATGGCTGGTATTGGTTCAGATATAAAAGATGTTCTTCAAGAATTAGCAACTCCATTTACTATTTTTAAATTAGATGGATCTGTTATTAATGGGGAATATCTTGATTATGAGATGTATTATGAACAATCCACCGAGTTCATACGCCAATTTGCTTATTCTGGTGATTTTCAATACGATTCTAAAGTACAAGGTGGTGATTTAATTTCATTTGATAATAAATATTTTTTAATGATGAATGTTAAAAAAACCATGTTTGAAAATGAAGCTGTTGATTATTCCAATTTTTTTATTGAATGTAATTCAATTGGTAGAATTTCGTATCCTGTAGAAACCAGAGAAATTTATACAAAAAAGAAAACGATTGTTTGGACTACTTTATTTGATACTATTCATGCTACTATGTCTCCAAATGCTTCAAAGGATGAAGAAATAGGATCTACCAGAAATTTATTAGATAGATTTACTTTATTTATACAAGGTTATTCTGGTGTTCTTCCTGGTTATAG